AGGCCAGTCCATGTTCTTAACAAACAAATCACCGGCAACAGTCCACAATTGAGGGTTGCCCTGCAACAGTTGGGCCATTGCCTCCAAAGCCTCTTGGCGTTTGGTCGCGTAGCCTGGGCCGGTCGTAGCCACCACGTCGTACTTGCCAACGCCGGGGTTGTAGATTTTCTCAATCACGATGCCTTGCTCGTTTGCAATCTTGTTGACGGCTTGGGGCTGGTCAGGGTTGATCTTGACCATTTTTGTCTCACCGTCTTCACCAATGATGCGGGCAATGCGCTGCGTGTCGTAAATCTTGGGAATCATGTCCACAAGTTGGCGGGCAATGTGCCGAATACCACGGGCTAGGTTGTCACCATAGTGGTAAGTCCCAACATCGCCTTCACGTTGACGCGCAAGGATAGCTTTGCCTGAACGCTCATTGGAAGTCATGCCCAAAGATGCGTTGTATTGGCCTGTGGTGGATTTAATGTCTTCTGCCGCGCCAGATTTGGCTTGCAAAAGTCCACTCGACGCCATTGGCGGCTGGGCACGCTGTGGAAGTGGCAAAGTTGCGCCCTGACCGTCGGTAACGTCAGGATTTACCTCCAAATACGGCCAATTCTGGGTGTTTGCGGTTTTCCACTTGTCTTCGTAGCCCTCAAACTGCCCACCATAACCAATAAATGGAGCCTTTGGAGCCAAAGCCAGCATTTCTGCCTCTTGGGACACCCAATAGTTGTACATCCGCTGTGCATCCTTGGCGTTTCGCACCAGTCCACTGACGTACAAACGGCCATCTACCTCAAATTCATTGCCAACAATGCGGATAACAGGTATCCATTTGCCAACCCACTCGCGCTGCTCAAGGATTTCGTAGCCATTGATCTTGCAATAGCGCACCTTGGGGCGGTCAGACTCACGCGACTTCAGTGGTTTGCCGTAAAACGCCTTTAACTGCTTGTCTTCTGGCGTTCCAGCAAAAGCCGTAGCGTTGCCAGGGTACAAGTTCAGCGTAGCGCGGTCGTAGTCTATATAGTAGTAGTCAGCAACCCGGATCGTGTTTTCATTCAACCAGTTAGAGATCGACTGGTCGCCCACACCTAGCGACTGCAAGGTCGTAATGGGTGCCGAATCGGGGTACATGCGCTCGTACTCATCTCGGGTCAGGTCTTCCGTCACAAAACAATACTTGGCGTCCGCGCCAGTAGGGTCTTGCATGGTCGGATCCATGTACACCGAGAACGAATTGCGAATCCGGCCAATCTTGATGTCTTGGTCAAACGTGTTGTCGTCGCAATACTCAGTCAAAAGGCGTATGTAGCCCTCCCCGTAAGCCACTTGGTTCTCGCACGCCGTATCATAAGCAACATCAGCGTCCGAAATGTACTCAATGTGCCGGATCATGCCGTTGTAAATGTCAGCAATCTCAATGTCGGCATTGCTGTCCACCGGAATTACCTTGGCACCTGGGCGGTTCTGCCGTTGGTCATTGGTGACCTGGCGAACGTGCTGCGGCAACTTGTTAATAGTCAAGGTGGGACGCGCATTGATGGTCTGCCCCTGCACCGCCCCACGGGTAGCCAGCACATCAGCAGGCCACTGCCAGCAGTTGTCCGGTGAACCAGCATAGAACTTTAAGTCGTCGTTTTCATCTTCACGCGACTCGGACAAGGCCGACATAGCCATGTCCAGCCGAGAACGGGCCGTTGCAAGGATGTCCGAATCGCTGTTTTTTGCTTTGCCGCCATTGGCAACATTAGCAACAGCCACCATGCCCGTTTGATCAACCATTATTTTTTACCTTTTGGGGTTGGTGCAGCTTGGCGCTTAACCGAATACGCAATCGCCACAGCCTGCTTGACCGGCTTACCAGCCTTAACCTCAGCCTTCACATTAGCACGGAAGGCAGCAGGTGTGGTTGACTTCTTCAGTGGCATGGCTATTTCTTCTTCATTGGCTTGGCAACTACCACAATCATCTTGGGCATAGACTTGGCTTGCATCTTGTCACCAGCCATATCTTTCTTACTGCCCTCTTTGCCGTAGGCTTTCTTCTCTACGTCCTTCTTGCCTTGTTCAAATTTGGTAGCCATCATTTGCCTTTCTTTGCGGGTTTGGCCGTCTTGGCCGAATCTTTAAAGTCCTTGGCAGAAGGCGCTGCCTTGCTGCCGACCTTGTTCATTTTCTCGCCAGAGCCAGCAGCAATGCGGGCTTGCTTGGCATGGATATTTGCGTAGAGTCCAGGTTTTGTAACCATGATTTAACACTTCCATCTTGCCAAGGCGGCAGCTTTGCGGGTGGGATTACCCTTTTCATCTTTCATTGGCCCAGGCACGCCAGACATACGGGCACAGAACGAATCCTTGCGTGCGCCACCTTGAGGCTGCGGTGCCTTCAAGTTACTGCCCGTTGCAGCATTGTACTTTTCCCGACCTTTGGCCGTTAGCCCAGCGCCTTGGCTTGCCGGTAGCTTCTCGCCACGGCCTACTGATAAAGATACTGATTTCTTTGTTGCCATCTATGACCCCATCCAACCAGTTGAAACTGCACCACGGTCGTAAGTCCGTAGTGTACGGGTTTTCTCAGTGTACTCCCTGTGCGCCACAGGGAATGCAAACGTAACACATATCGCATCAGCCGCATCGGGACTAGCCAGACCGCGAGCCTTCATCTCTTTCTTACTTTCCAAGAAGATCGTCCCCCTTGAATCCGGCTTCATCATAGGCGAAATCAAGTCTGTCTTCAAGAACCTATCACTAGGAATGCTTGCTGTCTTTAACCAGTCCCGCATATCCCCCCACATCTGGGCACGCATATTTCCATACATTATAGGGTTCTTGGCCTTATTGCCAAAGTTGATCCCCTTGATCTTATACCGCTGCTCTTTCAACCTGTCAACAATCCCAGCCCCCAAGCCACCCTCATCAATCACCACTAACGTAGGCTTGAACTCCTCAATCGCCTCAATCACATACCCGACCACCGTCATAGTGTCATCGCCACGGTGGCGCATGATCTTCACTATATCCCTACCCTGCCTAACAGCAATCACCGTCGCATCCGCGCCAAACCGCGCAGGGTCAACGCCAATCACAATCGGTGCCGACGCATCCTTGTACTTCGGCCGCTTCATTGCCTCGTCCACAATCAGACTAGATATGAACTGGTCATCCCCCGCATTGGGAAACATCCCATACACCTCCACATGCGCCTGGCTGCTATCCGGCCCGTACTCCTGAATGATCCTCTCGTACACTTGCTTGTCCGTCCCCTCTACCGTCCTAGCATCCACCACCTTGGTCTGCCAAAAATCCCTCTTACTATTGAAGCACTCATAGAAGTACCCCGTGTTGCGCCGTGGGTTAGAGAACGCCAGCCAAAAACGATTGGGCGTGTTTTCTGTAAAGAATCCACCAGTCACAGCCCAAATAGGATCAGCAATGCCCGATGCCTCATCAAAAATCACCAGCACACCGTCAAAGTTATGCACACCAGCATACGCATCAGGATTCTCTTCCGACCACAACCTACCCTCAACCCCCCAGTAGCGCGTACCCTTCTTCAAGTCCGTTTCCACCAGTTCAGTCAACCACTTGGCCGGAGCCAGGCGCGTTGCGCTTACTTCAAACCAATGCGAGTTGAGTGACATAGCCAACCACTTAGTAATCTCTGCCCAAGTAATTGAACGTAATTGATTCTCACTGTTAGCCGAAATAATTGTCGTAGAACCAATCCGAGTAGTAAGCATCCAGATAGTTAACCATGACACTAATGCCGACTTACCAATTCCACGACCACTAGATATTGCCTCTTGTAATACGTTATACATTATCTCCTCATGAGACTTAATGGAATTATTGGAGTTATCTTTTTTGTTTAATAGCTCGGAGTTAGCTTTAATATGATCAGTAATATCTTGCAAAATATCCCGCTGCCATTTTCTTGGGCCTGAGAAATGCTCCAAGGGAGTACCCTTGACACCCCACGGAAACACATACTTAACAAACGCCAGTGGGTTATCTTTTAATGTTGGACTCCAAAGCCTTGCCATTAACTCTTGTTCATCTTCTGGTTTGTAGATTGTGGTTTGCATATTTATATTTTAAAAAAAATGGCGGCAAAGATAATAATAATTTTTAGCATATATATAAAAAATAAAAATTGTTTGCGAAGGCTCCGTCACCGCTGGCCCTTACCCTCCGGCCCTACCCCCCCCTGCATCGTCTGCATCGACATCTGCATCGGGCGATGCAAGGCGCGGCGTTGCGTCGACCACATCGACCAAGCGTAGCTGCGCAGCGGCTAGGGCGCCGGTAATGCTGATCCGGCTGTCGGACACCTGCACATCTAGTCTGTCGCCGTAGACTTTGGGGGCTAACTTACTTAAGAACCATTTGCGGGTATCAACTTGTAACTGGCGCTGGCGCACTAGGCCCGGGTCCGTTGCGCCATTGTCCAACTTCGCAACTGGTGCATCGGCCAACTCCATCACCTCATCGGCTAGCCGTTCGATCACCGCTGCGCGCGCACGATCGTATTGCTCCGCCAGCCCGCGATCGGCGTCCAACGCCCTGAGCACTGTCTGAGCGCTCACGTTATGCATAAGACAGGCTTTGCGTAACGACAAACCATCGCCAACCATGCTATCGATCACACGTTCTGCAACTTCTGCACGATTTTTTAATGCGGCCATAAAACTCCACTAATAACCCGCAGGTCAGTAAAAAGCCAAATTATCCATCAAAAACGACAGCGGAGTCTGCACCACCACCTCTTTTAGAGGTTGGTGCAGTGGTGCAGGACCTCCACTTTCCGCCAAAATCTGCACCAGTGCACCGATGCAGCACGGTGCAGTTGGTGCAGATGCAAAAGCAAGGGTAAACCCTAGGTTCAATTCTCTAAATTGAATTGCAATAAAACATGTTGCACGCTGTAAAAACTGTTACACTACCTACATGGCAAAGACGCCATGTAACTATAAAGGATACACCATGACAAACATCAAACGTAACAAAGCGGCTCGCATATCTACACTTAATCCGACAGGTTGCGCCCGCTACCCCCGAACATGGGACGCCATCATGGCGCGCATACCAAATGACATATGGCGCGCTTTGACTGCAAGCCAAATAGCAACCCTGGCGGAAATTATGCGCAATAAGGCCTAACAATCTCAGCTACTGCCTTGCGAGTCAGGGCAGTGGCGGGAATTGTCCCGGTAACACTATTGGAGAAAAAATGGAAAACCAAAAAAGTGCAGCATGGGCCACCATGCTATCGGATGCTGTAACCCAGCCGGGAATCATAAGCGCATGTTATCGCACGTTTCACGGATACAGTTTAGGGAATCAAGTATTGGCGTATTCACAATGCGCCGAACGCAATATCCCTATCGGCCCTATCGCTACATTCAAAAAGTGGCAGGAACTGGGCCGTAACGTCACCAAAGGCCAAAAAGCGATTGCACTGGTTATGCCGGTGACTATCAACAAAAAAGACGGTGCAGGCGAAAAGACGGGCGAATCGTTCCAGTGGTTCACCATGAAAAATAACTGGTTTACATTGGCACAAACCGAAGGGACCGATTTTGTGAACGAATCAGTAAACCCGGCATGGGATAAGGCAAAAGCATTAGAAACCCTTGGCATTACCGAAGTGGGCTTTGATAGCACGAACGGGAATTCTCAGGGTTACGCGCAGGGTAAGAATATCGCTATCAACCCAGTTGCTGCACTGCCCCATAAAACACGGTTTCACGAATTGGCGCATGTAGTGCTCGGGCATACGTTAGAGCACGCCATGCACGATAACGAATTAACGCCGCGCGATATTCGCGAAATTGAGGCTGAATCAGTGGCCTATATTTTGTGCTCGGTGCTTGATTTACCCGGTTTGATTGAAAGCCGGGGCTATATCCAAGGCTGGTTATCCGGTGGAGAAATAACCGATAAATCGGCTCAGCGCATATTCGGTGCTGCCGATAAGATTCTCAAAGCCGGGCAGTAATGCCGTCTCTAAGCCCTGCCAGTGCAGGGTTTAGGGGCTTGCATTGTGCAGCCAATTAACTACCGGAGAAAATAATATGTCACTAGCACTCGACAAACATTTGCAAGAATTCTGCGACAAACACGACATTAACGAGTATGGCATGTTTTACATGGTAACCATGCCAGACGGGTATTCGTTTATTACTCAGGACATTGAATTGTCTAATCGTATGCTGCGCGAACATGGCGCACAAACCCGCCACATCATTGAACTAGGAGAGTAAGACCATGCAAAACCCTATCATTGCCTACCATGCCAAGCACGAATTACGCGGCTGGTCCGAAGTATGCCGATACCCTGCTGACTGGGCAGGCTGGCACGCGTTCGACCGTTCTATGATTTCTGAACTATTGCGCGAAGGCCGCCAAGTGGTCACCTGCGGTTGGAATATGTACCAAGTGGTGCCGGACCATGCGTGAACACTACACCCCCACGCCCCAGCGCCACCCAGTGGCCGATATAGCCCTTGCAGTGGCTATCGGCTTGGTTCTGGCACTAGTTCTGTTTTTTAACTTGTAAGGTGAACCCTATGATGGCCGAAAGCGAATACGATCCCGGCGAAGACGATCGCGAAGATCCGGACCTGCCCGACGACTGGGAACCCGAAGAAGATTACTACCCACGGAGCTTATATGGAAACTGACGACATCGACGACATCGACGGCAAAATTGAGCACTTAATGCTCACTTACCATTGGAAGTGGCAGGAAGCCATGGAGCACTTGTACTATAACGAATACGACCCGGTAGATTGGATTGATAGCCCTTGGGAGGAACCATGCTCATTGCCGCCTTACTAGCGGCCCTCATTGCCCTGATTCTTGGCCTTTAACCCTAAACCCC